GGTAATGCAGGTACTGGTGCAACAGGTGGTGGTGCGGGTAATCCAGGTACTGCTGGTGCAAATGGCAATCCAGGTACGACAGGCACTGCGGGTACTGGTGCAACCGCAGGTGGTGCAGGAAATCCTGGTACTGCAGGTGCAAATGGAAATGCAGGAAATTCAGGTTCTGCTGGTACTGGTGCAACTTCTGGTGGTGCGGGTGGTACAGGTAATGCGGGATCAACAACAAATACAACATTCAATGTTCAATCATTAGCGAGTCATACTGTAGTTGTTGCGCCAGGTCAAACAGTTGTGGTTACTTATTCACCACACTAAAATTGTAATATAAATAGTTTCTTTGAATATGGAGTATATAATATGTTTTGGAATAAAAAAGATAGTCCTATTAGATTTTTATGTGATCCTAGATATAAGGGTGTAATACCTGAACCATTTCCTGCAAAGCGATTTATACCTGAATGGTATAAAAAGTTAGATCCTTATTATAAAGAAACTGGTGCTTGGAAACCAACGCCAACATTGAAGAGGTGTCCACCAGTATTAGATGCATTTTCTGCAGGATGGATTATACCTTTAGCGGCAGAAGTTCATTTTCAAGTTAGAGATAATGGTACAGGACTTTCATGGGAAGTAGATTTTCCATCTTCAATTATAGAAAATCATAAACTTGGGCAAATATCTACACATCCTGATCATCCTAAAGTACCACTTAAAATAATAAATCATTGGGTAATACAAACTGCTCCTGGATGGTCATGTCTGTTTGTACCGCCACTAAATAGAATAGAAGAGAAGTTAGATTTGTTTTCGGGTATTGTTGAGACGGACAAATATTTTGAATATGTCAATTTTCCTGGATTTGTAAAAATGAAAAATGGATATCAAACATTAGAACGTGGTTATCCATTAGTGCAAGTAATTCCATTCAAAAGGGATTATGATAAGAGTATGGTAGTAGATAGTTTATCAGAAGATGAGCTAAAACAGTTACAAAAAACTCGGGATCGTAAAGCAAGTGAATTTAGTTACTACCGAGATAACCTATGGGAAAAGAAGATATGAGCATGAGTATAGAACCTTTATTTTGGTCATGGCAAAATGAAATACCTGCATCAGTTTGCGATGCAATTATTTCAGAAGGTAAAAAATTAGATATTGGACAAGGTAGAGTAGGTAATAATGAAGTTGTAAATCCTAATATTAGAAATTCTAATGTTGCTTGGTTTTCATGGAACTCTTGGATTGGTGCTATATGTGCCCATTATATTCATCAGGCAAATAATCAAGCATGGCAATTTCAACTTACTGGACAACAAGATCCACAATTTACAATTTATGAGAATGAACAGTTTTATGATTTTCATTCCGATTCTTCTAATGTAGAAGGTGGTATGAGAAAAGTTAGTGTTGTTATTTCAATTACTGATCCTGATACCTATGAAGGTGGAGAATTTGAATTTATTGATGGTACTAAACCAGATATTAAACAAAGAGGTTCTATTCTAGTATTCCCCTCTTTTGTTGAACATCGTGTAACACCAATAACAAGTGGTACAAGATATTCTTTAGTAAATTGGTATTGCGGAGATAAATTCAAGTAAACCTGTGAGAAGTAATAAATTATTTAAAAGAAACAGTGGATTTTATAGTGTAGGTAATAAAGTATTTAATACAAAAATAGAAGCCTGCATATATGCCACTGAATCCAAACAAGATTTAAAATTTATCTATTTTGATTTTGCATGGAAAAATAGTGATAAAACTATTCATGCAAATTTAAAAGATTTGTATAAACTTCGTGCCGAACAATTACGAGATGAAAATGATTATTTAATATTAAATTATAGTGGCGGTACTGATAGTTGGACTATACTTAATACTTACTTAACACATAATATATTTCTTGATGAAGTTGTAATTAAATGGCCATTAAAAGCAATATATGATGGCAATAGAAATATACATACTCCAAATCTCAATAATAAACATCCATCAAATTATTTAACTGAATGGGAAGCATTTATGTTAGATGATATTAAAATGATTGAGAAATTATCACCAAAAACTAAAATTACCATATATGATTTTTCAGATAAGTTATTTGATGTAGATGAAAAAGTAATGGATAATTTACCTTCTAATCATTTTATAAGTTTACCAAGTATTGTTAGAATGGGTTCACAAACAGACAGTGAAATAAGATTGGATGATAAGAAAGTAGCATCTATATATGGAGTAGATAAACCATTACTATGCAGACGAGGAAATGATTGTTTTTTTAGATTTAATGATAAAGCAGCTCAGGTTTCTGGAAATAATGTTGTATACTTTTTTTGGGCACCAGATATGCCTGTATTATTAAATGAAATGGCACACCGAGTATTTGAATGGTTTCAAGAACATAAAGATAAACAATATTTAATACAGAATTTAGATAATAGATTTAATGATAGTAATTTTAAAGAATATATTAAAATAGTAAATAATATATGTTGTCCTGATTATGATTATAGTAGATTTCAGATAGATAAACCAACTTCAGTATTATATAATGAAAAAGATTTTTGGTGTGATATGATACCAGAATATCAATCAGCATTTAAACATTGGAATGCAATTTTAAATGAAAGATTTTCTGAAATAGACAATAAATTTTTATACATTAATAATAATGTGATACATGAATTAGTGACAAAACATTCTATAACATACAAATTGGGGTCATTTACATGATTTATAAATTAAAAACCAAATGCGATTTATTACCTAAATTTGACAAAATAATAACAGAAGCTAAAGAATCAGATTGGGTAGATCCTAAAATTGCTCCTGCTAATATGGGAATTTCTAGAATTGTATTGTCAGATACACTAATTCAAGAATCAGATATATTATCTATTTTTTCTAAAAATTTTACTGTGGCACTTTCTGGAATATATAGATTTCCTTCATATTCATTTTACGATTGGCATACAGATAATACTAAAATTAGTGGAAGTAGAACGTGTGTAATAAACACCGTAATACGTGATGACGAAAGTTTGTTGTTGTTACAAAATGGCATTTACAATCAATTAACAAAAAAATTCATTAAAATTAAATATTCACCAGGTGAATTATATGTATTAGATGTCTCTAATCCACACGCATTAATTGCATTTGAAGAGCCAAGATATATTTTATCTATGAGAATAACATCACCATCATACGATGATGTCGTTCAATTTTGCAAAGATAATAATTTATGAAATTATTTATTATATTAATGTTGGTTTCTTCATTGTGTTTTGGAGAAAAGATTAATCTAGTTATACCATTTGCACCAGGTGGTAATATTGATAATCTTGCTAGGTTAATGATAGAAACTGCAAATAAACAAGGTCATCAAATAATACCAATTTATAAAGTTGGCGGTGATGGTGTTGTAGGTACAAATTATGTTGCAAATAGAAATGAAGAGAATACGCTATTATTTGGTTCTAATGGTCCTTTAGTCTATGCACCACTATTAAAGAATAGTGAAGTTGCATATGATTCAACGAAACATCTTGTACCTATAATTTTAACAACAAAAGTTTATAATGTAATAATAACACATCCAAGCACACAAATTAATAATCTTAATACATTACTTTCTATTAATAGAAAATCAGATAAGTTTATGTTTGCCAGTGCTAGTCCAATTACAATATTTCATTTACAAAAAATATTTGGTAAAGATACATTAATTATTACACATAAAGTGGCATCAATTGCGATGATGTCTATTGCTACTGGAGATGTACCTTTTGGTATGGCAACAATATCTACTGCACTTCCTTTAATACAATCAAAAAAAATAATTCCTATTGCAGTAACATCACCAGATAGATTATCTACATTTCAAAATGTTCCCTCTGTCAGTGAAAGTATTAAAGGATTAGAAATATCAACTTGGCATGGTATCTTTGCAAATCATCAATTGGAGAATCCCAATAGGTATTATGCCGTATTCAAAAAGATAATTTCTGATGATTTTTTTATAAATAAAACCAAAAATATAAATGTGTTTATTCCTAATCAAAATGATGATCGTTATTTAAAAAAAATATTAGAAGAAGAAATAAAAGCATATAAAATATGAAAAATACACTATTGGTTTTAATTGATGATAATAAAAAAGTTATACAAGAATTTGATGCCGTTTCGGTAGATTCATCTTATGATTATAATAAAGTGTATTTTGTTAATGAAAATGATTTAGTAAAAATTGAGTCTTTAAAATTATTTTCAGATATAGACTATGAATTTACCTATATATTAAATGAAGAAGAATCAATTGCACATTTAATTATTTTAGATAAACATTTATTGGATCTAAAAAAATCAGTTAGTGAAAAAGTTAATGAACGACATGATTATTTAAGAACCGTATCAAAATTAAATACAATACAAAGTCACGAGGTTGATGTAGATTGGCTATTAAATTATTGGAAAGAAATAGAAGAAACAAGAAATAATTTTTTATCCATTATTAATAACTCCAATACATCTACAACATTGATTGAAAATTGTAGAAATGCAAGTATTGTTTCTTGGTTAAATAATTAAAGTTCATATTGTTTTAAGGTATATGCACATTCAGTAAAATCATTCATTCTCTTAATTACACTCTGAAATATATCTTTTTCTAGTAAATTACTATCCCATAACCATTGGTCTAGTCTTGAATAAATTAGTGAAGGACTTTTACCACATGAAAATGTATTAGGATCCCAATAAGGATACAATATAGTAGCTAATACACTTTGAGGTATTTTAATATTATTCCAAGGTAATTCTATAGTATGACTATTTTCTAATAAATTTTTAGGAATAAAGTTTTTTATAGTTTTACCATTTATACCAAGAATTGCTTTTTTAACTACATGTGCTTGTTTAATTGGCAATTCAGGTAAGTCTGGAGTCCAATAAAACAATTCATCATACCATCCTTGGTGATAATTTTGTTGTACCATTGCACTAACATTACCATCCATAATATCGCTAAAACAAAATTCAAATTTATTGTCAATAACTCTAATTAAAGGTTTATCTTTACCCCAAACAAAACATAATCGTTTACCTGATGCAATCATATCTTGCCATTCTTTAATATTTTTTCTAAGATATGATATACATCCGTTATTAGGTGAAGTATGTTTGTATGTATAATACAACATATTATCTTGTTCTTTATTAATGAAATCAAGAATA